ATACACAGGTTCCTTCTGTGGACCGCGTGCCGATTATTCCAACATCCTCTAACCGTATGTACACTTCTATCAAGATCAATGATGGAAAGACAGAGGGACAGAAACAGGGCGGTTATGAAAAGGGAACTACAGCAAAGAATATCAATTTCTTTATCTGCCCGGTAACCACACCGATCGCAATCACAAAACAGGATGTCATGAGAATCTTTGATCCGTTAGTAAACCAGAGATTAAACGCATGGCAGCTGGATTACCGTAGATTTCATGATATCTGGATCCTGGAGAACAAACTGGATTCCGTTTATGTGAATATCAAGGAGGCAAAAGCATGAGAGTGATCAGAGAAAATGTGGAACGCGAAGTGGATGCTTCCAAGTGCAAGCAGCTGCTTAAAGATGGCTATAAGCTGGTAGAGACTTCCGGGGATTCCAAAAAGGAATCCTCAGAGGCAAAAGCTCCTAGAGACCTTGACAGCATGGGCCTGGCAGAGCTTCGAGCTGTTGCCAAAGAAAAAGGTCTTTCCGGCTATTCCAGTCTGAGCAAAGAAGAACTGCTTGGCGTCCTGAAAGGGTGATTGGATTGACGGATGAAGAGAAGGCAAAAGCCATAGAGCGTTTGAAAATCCTTACCGGCAACAATGATGAGAAACTGATTGGAGTGTTGATTGACGAGGCGGAAGCGTTTGTTCTGGGGTATACCAACCGGACCAGGCTTGTTACCGGGCTTGAAAAAGCTGTGCGCGATCTTGCAGTGATTGCCTTGAACCGTCTGGGAACAGAGGGTGAGACAGGCAGAAGTGAAGGTGGTGAGTCCTATTCTTTCGACAACGCTCCCAGGCAGATTTATGATGTACTGAACCGTTTCCGGCTAGCCAGAGTAGGAGGCAGAACCTATGAGACTAAGACAGAGCAGACTTGAGACTTATTATCATAGAAAACGGGTAGTAAAAAAGGACAATGAGGGCAGCACTTATGAAGAGTACGGTGCTGCCAGCTCCTTTTCTGGAGAGTCCTGGCCAGCTTCCGGGAAAGTCCAGGCGCAGCAATATGGACAGCGGCTTGGGTACATCCGTAATGTGAAAATTAACGGAGAATATGCCATCAAGCCGGATGAAAATGGACGGTTGCATTACATTCTGGATAATGGTACTGATCTGATGGAACTGGATGGAATCTGCCTGTTCGTTGGTGAGAATACTGAGCCGGATTACAGGATTGTTGCAATTAAACCATACCGTTTTCTGACGCTGGAGGTGGAACGGACATGAGCGCGGAAGGTCTGGATGAACTGGAAATAAAGTTGGATCAACTGGCAGATGTTGATCTGAAAAAGGCAGTGGGAAAAGCTGTCCAGACTGTACGAAGTGCAGCGATGATGAATATGAATGAACATATAGACACAGGGGCGCTGAGACAGAAAATTTACGCAGATGTGGAAGATAATGGTGATGCGGCAATCGGGACCTGCTGGACAAATGAACTTTATGCGACCTATCTGGAATTTGGTACCGGACCGAAAGGCCAGGAGAACCATGCAGGTATCTCACCAGAGATTACTCCAGCTTACACTCAGAGTCCCTGGTGGATCCATGAAAGCCAGGTTGATAAACGTGTGGCTGAAAAATATCACTGGTTTTATATGGATACACTGAAAGGACGCTTTTATCAGTGCACCGGACAGCCCGCTTATCCGTTCATGTACCCGGCGTTAAAAGACAACCAGGAACTGATCCTGGAAGGAATGCGGGCTGATTTTTCCGCTGCGATAAAGGAGAGCATTGAATGAAAAATGTAAAAGATGAAGTGTATGCGGCACTGCTCACTGTTTCAGAGCATGTGTCCGATACATATCCGAAAGAATGGGCAGGGAATGAACCGACCATTCAGTTTACCGAGGAAGACAACAGCGTCTTTGAAGGCAGTGGCAGTGCAGAAGGAATGAGAGAGGATAAATCCAAGGTCAGATATCGCATTGATATCTGGGATCTTAAGAATACCTCACCAACTGCTGTTGCTGTAGACAAGGCTGTGTCAGCCCTTGGATTAAAGCGTATCGGTTGTGCGGATATTCCGGATCCATCCGGCATGAAGCATAAGCAGATGAGGTACGAAGGAATTATTGATATGGATTCAGACCAGGTATACTGGCTGAATTAAGAAAGGAGAACGAAGCATGTTAGCAAATGGTGCAAAGTTAGGATATAAAAAGAAATCTGAAGCAAGCTCCGCGTATAAAGACCTTCCGGGATTGAAAGAGATTCCGGAGCTCGGCTCAGAGCCGGAAAAAGTAGAAAATACAACTCTTACAGACCCTCATAAGATGTATGAGCTTGGAATTGGTGACTTACCAGATATGGTGTATAAGTACAAGTACGATAACACTAAGGCAGACAGCCCGTATCGTGTTATGCGTCAGGCGGCAGAGGACAAAGAAGTATTAAGTTTTGAAGAGTCAGATATAGATGGCACCAAAATCCAGTATGACGCACAGGTCTCCGTAAAACGTACTGGTGGAGGCGTCAACGGTGTGATCGAGTTCGAACTGACTATGATCGTGCAGTCTGATATTGTATACGTGGATCCGGCATAAGGAGGTAGCACATGGAGAGTTTAGGCGGATTAAATGATGTGTCCGAAAAGGACGAGATGAAAGAGGAAAAGGTTGTAAACCTGGATGAAGAGAAAAAGAAGCGCAAGCCCTTCTGGTACTGGACAGTAAAAGGCAGGGATTACAGACTGAAACTGAAAGCTTCTACAATTGGCAAGCTGGAGAACAAGTATCGCCAGAATATTATGAACCTGGTGGAAGACATGCCCTCCCTGTCGGTCATGCTGACTATTATTCAGGCAGCTATGGAGCCCTGGGAGCATGGGATTGATTACCCGGATATCCAGAAGATTTACGATTCCTGGACCGAGGAAGGTGGAAACCAGGTTGATCTGTTCAAAAAGGTGGTAATCCCTACCCTGGTGGTTTCGGGTTTTTTCCCGGAGAAACAGGCTCAGAGCATCATGGAGGAGCTGGAGAACCAGTAAAGACAACCTCAGAGTTTCTGAGCGAATTGTACCCATATGCCCTTGATGCAGGTATTTCCATTGACCTGTTTTGGAATTCTTCTGTAAATGAGATCATAGACATGCTGGAAAGCTACGGCAGACGGAAAGAGCAGGAACGTAAGCTGAAAATTCAGGACGATTTCATTATAGCAGAAGTGATTGCACTTAATATCCTGGCACCTGTTGCTGGTGATAAAGAGGCAATGCCCCATCCCTGGGATTACTATCCAAGCTTTTTTGAGATTGAGAAAAAGTCCTGGGAAGAGAACCAGCTGAAACAGCAGATGGAAGACTATAGGGAACGAAGAAAAGCATATATTGCAGAAGTAAACAGACGAAGGCAGTTAGGCTTATAACCCGACTGCCAGTTTTTATGCCCTGAGGAGGTGAAATGAATGGCAGACGATAAGAATCTTGCAACCTTAAAGGTTACCGTGACAGCGGATAAGAGCCCATTGAAAAAAGCACTGGACAGTGCCAAACAGGACACTGCGAAAAGTACATCGCAGATCCAGGGGATGCTGCAGAAAATCAGAAAAACAATGTCCTCTGTTTCTTTAAAGGGAATGGTAAAAGACTTTCAGGTGAAATCTGGAATAAAAGTACCAACTCAGGAATTTAAAGATGCAACTGAGAGCTTATATGAGTTAAAGCGTAGTCTTGAAGAAGCTAATGAAGTGCTTGATAAATATTATAGTAAACGCGAAAAGATGGAAGCCTTGGGCGTAAAGACAGAAAGCAAATCTT